TATACTTGTGTTGTCTAAAAATCCCATTTTATTTTGCTCCTGTGGAAATGATATAACTATTCTTTTTCATTAATAAATATAAGAAAGTTAAATTTTCCATTATTTTACTTTTAATTTACTTGCCGCTGAATCTTGTGTTACTACTACATTTGGTGCTACTTGTGTAATTTCAACTGGCTCTTTATTGTCTGGGGCATTTGCCCTTGTGTGTAGTGTTCCTTTATAAAATATATTAAATAATTGTGAGTCATACGCAACACTTTGGAATTGTGAAGCAGTAAGGGCTCCGTCAATAGTTTGTTGATTGTGTTCAGCTGTTCTTGAATTTTCTACAAATCTACCAATTGGGTCAAAGTTATCTGTTCCGTGTGCTGTACTACCACTAACATACATATCACTAAATCCGAATCTTCTATCTACACTACCGATAATATTTTTGAATAATGATGGTTTACCTAAGAAACCAACATCTGAACCACTATCGTATGCTAAGTTAATTGTAGAAAAATAAGTATCATAACTACTCGTTATAGCAAACCTGCTTTCTGCACTTTCAACATTAGTTCTCGATACCATAATCCCTTCGTCAAAGTCTTCTGCATTTGCAAAATAACGATTTGTAAAACTTGGTTTCTTACCGATAACTTCTTTATGTCTTTCTAAAATATTTGGTTCAATCAATACACCGATTGTTGAGTCTGCACGAGCAGGTAATAATTGTTCTACTTGTGTAAAGATACTCTTATCATAAAAAGTTAGTAGTCTTAAATAATCCCAAAAGTTATTTGATTTACTATATCGTTTAAAGTATTCTCTTTGTAATTGGGATAGTCCTCTATAAGAATATTCAAATTCATCTCTTGGGTCTCCAACTAAATTATCAAATGATAAGTCTGCAATACTATAAACAATATCTTCATTAACTACATCAACTGGTGAAAAGTAAACACCTAAACGATTACTATCGATTGGTGCAAAATCTTGTGATGATACTTCATTACGAACATCAGGTGAAAGTGCTGTTCCAACTGCTAATGTATTATCTTCAATTCTAATCTTGGTTGCATTTCTACGATTAGGTCCGACATTTGGTACTCTTAATTTTTCTTGGTCTGTTAATGTTCTGAAAAAGTTTCCTGTAAATCCATTTACAAAACTACTACCACTCACACCAGAAGAACTTGGATATGTTTTCAAATGTTGAATTGCAGATGCCGTCATATTTGCAGTAACACTATAATCTTTATTATCATCTAATGGTAATCTTAATAATAGATTGTCATAAGAAGAAGCGCTTGTATTTCCGTTGTATGACTTTGGTGTTCTTGTGTGATTATCAAATACACTTGCACTTAAAGGTTCACTCCATAATCTAAACTCCATTAACGAACCACTAAATGAACCTTCGTTCCACTCATTACTACCACTTCTACCTAATACTAAATCTCCTGTTGTAGTGAATTTAGTATTAAAAGAACTTGAAGCCGTAGTACCATTAATATCAATACTTGAACTAACTTTATAATTTATTTTTTGTCTTGTAGCATCATATTGACTTGTAAATAATTCATATGTAATTTTTTGTGTAGCTGTATCTGCTGTTAAGTCTGCTCCACTTGATGACTTTCTTGTCAACATCACACTCCACATATCATCATCAAAAAATCTTTGTTTAGGTGTATCAAGAGTTTCTACACCCGTAGAAGCACTAACTGATAATCTTACATTTCCATATTCAGATGAAGCACTATTGATAAGTTCAATAGCCCAATCCCCGTCTTTATGTATTAAAGTTTGGTTTGCGTTGTATGGTGTTCTAAATCTAAATTCTATGGTTTCTGGTTTGTGTGATGATATATTTGCCCAAGGTAATTTAACATATTGTGAACCCTTGAAATCTAATGCTCTTGTAAACTTTCTTTTAATTTCATAACTAACTCTTGTTCCTTTATCTGGTCCACCATACTCACGAACTCTCAACATAGAACTCGGTATTCCGTAACAACTTAATAATCCTTTGACCGCTCTTTCTGTTCCTTTTGATTTGATAAAGAAAGGTAAGTTAGCAAGTATTCGTTTCCATATTTCTTCTGTTAGTTGTTCTGATGCGGTTTCATATTTTGTGGTTCCGTCAGGGTTTTTACCTAACAAATATTCTGGTAAGTTTATCAAATCATTACCACTATATAATTTTAATCCAAGAGTTTGAGCAAATGCTTTTGCTACATCTTTTGAAATACCCTCTGATAATTTTTCCACTCGTTTATTGACATCTGTTAATGATTTTACATATTGCCATATCTCATCAAATTGTTGTCCAACCATATCCATAAATTCTAAGAACACATTATTAGTTGTGTCGGAATAAACATGCTCTGGTAAAGAGTTTCTTAAATTATTTACATTACCTTGGTCATAACGAGAAGCACTTGTTATCATATTGTCAAACCAAGTAGTTGCTTGTGAACTTGACACACTATATAAATTGTATGGTGTTGATGAATTAGATTTAGGCCAACTCGTATCGTGGAATTGTCCATTAGATGAACTTACATAAGATGAACTTTCAAAATACATATAATGTTCAAATGGGTCAAATGAATTAATTACTCGTTGTCTTCTTTTTTCAATATCTTCTATTCTGTCAGCTGAACTCGATACTGATGTTAATGATGAACTTGTTTCATTATGGTTTTCTATAATTTCTAATTTCTTTTTAAAATTACGAAGTCTTGATTCTGCATTTGAAAAGTGAATAAAGTTTCCAAAGCCAGTATCATCATCAAACTCAGATATATCGACTGATGTTTTTTGGTATTCAACATTTGGTTGAATTTTTAGTAAACTACCTGATATAAGTTTTTCTTCTAAATCAAAATTTAGTGAAGTATCACTACCTAACAAATCATTATGTGTTTGAAAATTAGTTCCCTCAAAATTAATTGGGTTGTCTTTTGAATTTAGATTAGGTATTCTTAAAAATATTCCCTCATCTGGTTTGTCTACAAATGGAACTAAATTTATAGTATCGTTGTAGTCTGGTAATCTTTTTTCTACAAAGTAAACTCTATCTAATTTATCTAAGTTATTTGCTAATGGTTGTTTTAATTTTATTTTTCTTGAAACCGAGTCAGCTCCCAACTTATCATTTACCAATAGATAAAATTGATTACCATTTACCATATAGGTTTTAAATCTTTCTACATTACTCTTTTCGTAATTCACTCTCCAGTATTTAAACTTTTCTGCACTTTGGTCAGCACCTTTATGTTTGACTTTATTTACTCCGTCATTATAACTTAATGAAACTCTAATACGATTACTATCTAATACTTCATCAATTCTTGCTACATAATCTCTTGGTCTGATTTCAGTTCTAACAACTCTTCTTGGAATAATTTTTTCTTTTACAATCTTACGAGTTTTTCTTTTTCTTCTGATTGGGTCTACTGCGTCTTTTGTTTTTTTCTTTAATGAGTTGTTTATGTGTTCGTTATGAAGTCCACCATACAACCCATAACCTTCTCCACCACCAATAAGACCTCCGGTTGGTAATCCATTTCCTGGTGATAGTGGTCCACCTTCTTCTCCCAAGTTAGCTTTACCCGTTACATCAAAATCAATGTATGCATTTCTTTGAGCACCTTGTCTTTGCGCAGGAAGTTTTCTACCTGTACTTTCAAGGAATTGTCTAAGTTGTTTTGCTCTTTGTGATTCTGCCATTATGTTCTATTACTACGTCTTGTTTCAAACCTACCGTCTTGAACGGTTTGGTCATTATAAATTATTTCTTCTTCAAAAGGTTCTTCTTCTTCGGGCTTTGGTTCTGGTTCTGGTTCTGGTTCAAAGAAATCTACCTCAACGATTTCTCTTACTATTTCATCTTCATTAGTAATGATTTCATTTTCTATTTGATATAGACTTGGTATAATAATTTCTCCACCTACCATATTTTGCGTGAACCCTCTATCTAAATCATTAATGTCAAACTCCAACACATAAGGGTCCTTTTCATCAAACTTAACTGAACCTGCTCCATTTAATCTTAATGGTTTGTATTGTATGAGTTCTGACATAGAAAGAAAGTCATCTTTGTATTCTTCGTTTTTAATTATTTCATCGACTTCAATAATCGCTTCAGTTCTGTCTGGTGATATGTCGTCAATAACATAAGTTAAATCTCTTTTGAATAATTCCATTTCTACTGACTCATCTTGACTATCTGAATTGTTAGTAGCAAAGTATCTTTCTTCCCCGTTAATAACTCTTGTTTTGTATTTACCCTCGTAAATATTTCCTTGTCCGTCTACAAAAACTTTTTGTTCAACACCTGCTAATCGTCTTAGAAATTTGTAAGTAACATTATAAGTTCCCTCAGTAAATCCAGCGTCTCTTAGATGTTGTCCAATATTTAAATCAACAAAGTTTTCACCAGAGTCCAATCCAACTTCTTCTGCTTCCAAGAATATAGTTTCTAATAAAGTTCCTGTTTCACTATAAACAAATAGTGCTATGAAGTCATCATCGTCATCACGACCAAAACTACTATACACCTTTTCAGGTGTAAAATAAGTCTGTCTTTCTTTTTGTGTAAATCCGTATTCTCTTGCCATTACTTGAACTCTTCCTCACCCTCTAAACCACTAACATTATACATATCAAATTCTGCTCTTGGTGCATTTTCATTTGCTTCTTGCCAATACTTTCTAAGATTTGTATTTGGTAAAACATATTGTTCATATAAAGATTTATAATCAGAATTATCTAAATAATTTTTTAATCTTAATAGTCCTGCTATTGAACCTACCATATCTTGAAGTTGATTTTTTGGTTCTGTTTTAGGTATTGGTAAACCTCTTCTTTGATTTTTATTTAAAGCTGATAAGAAACCAAAGTTTAATCTTAGTTTGGTTCTTGGTTTTAATTCTCTTTTAAAAATAAATGCTATCTTTGAATGTAGTAAATCCGCATTCATATTTCTAACATCATAATTTACCATTAGTGTTCTGTTGACGAAACGAATAAACATTTTCTTTAATGGTAAGTTTGGTTGTTGTTTCTTTTCTTCTCTTTTTATTTCCTCTCTTATTTCTTCTTTTTCTAAATCATCGTCATCTATATCAAGTTCAACTGGTGGTCTAAAAAAAGTAAACTCTCTATCAATTTTATTTAAATTCTTATCGTTAAAAAAGTCTTGTCGGTTTTCTACTCTAACTAATTGGAAGTCCTCTTCTAATGATTTACCTTTTTGAAAAGGTGATTCAACTGACATTAAATGTCCGTCTTGATTTCTAAGTTGAACATTAGCATCAATAGAACCTGAAACTTGTTGCTTTCCTTTTAGGTCAGCGATAATTTCCTGTTGTTCTATAATGTCGGAATCTAATATCTTCTGATAATATTCTGATTTGTTTCTTGCGTCTTTTGGTAAGTAAGGCATTTTATCTCACTACTCTAAATTCATAATTGTCATCATAGTAATTTATTTCCTCATCGCTACCACTACCACTAACTACCTTAATACAAAAACGATAGTTTCTTTCTGCTTGTAGTCCGTTCATCCATAATCTAAAATAATTACCTGTGGAATCACAACTAATTGCAGAACCTGTTCCAAATGGAATTATTTCTTCTTCTGTTTCTGCGTCTTTTACTTGATAGAATATAGAACCACTCGGTAAATATTTTACCGTAAGTTCTGCTGCTGATGATGAAAAAGCAGTGGTAGGATATAATTCTCTACCGACTACTTGGAATTTTACTTTTGAACCCTCTTTGTATTCTTGTCTTAAATTTTTAAAGTAAACTTTTAATCTACCCAAATCATCTCCACTCAAAGCATCTAAACTTCCTGTTGACCAAGAACTATCGTCCCAAACTACTTCTAATTTAGGTGGATAGATTGTATGAGTTTCTCTTGAGAAATATTTTAGATTACCAAGTCTATCTGAACTTGCTTCATCTTTTGTTGTATCACTTCCTGAATCAAAAGCAAATGTGTAATCTGTTGGTGAGATAGATTCTCTTTTTAGAATAAATCCTCTGTTCGGGTAAGCTGATGATGAGTAGATGTGGTTCTTTACCATATCCGATACATCAATTCTTAAATCTTTTTTGTCAAATGTTAATTGATATGATGAACTAACTTCATATTGTCCGTCAATACTTGAAGTAAACCAAGAACCTCCGTCAGTCAATACTGAACCTGTAACCCAAGGTGTTGTGTTTTCCTCATCACGATATCTCCAACTAACTCCGTCATCTGTTACGGGGTCGTGGTCAAGTTTTCCTGTTCCTTGTTTCCAAGCACTACCACTAACCATATAAGCAAATACATTTTGTTCTGCTTCAACTTCTTCTGATGTTGCGTCGTATAGATTTATATAATAGTTTGCTGTGGAAGGAATTATTCCGTCTACTATTGATTGTGATATTGTGGTGTAATCAAAGTCAATTAATATTCTTGATACATTTGAAACTGAACCATTGTTCTCTACGGTTTTGACGATTTCTACAATCTCGTCAAGACCAGTATTGATAGAACTTGTAGTTCCACCTGAATAAATTGTTGCGTCTCTTTTTCCAAATTCAAAATAATGCATTATCTATCTCCCACTACTCTTCCCTCAATATCTATATTAGGGAATTTTAATTCAAATATACTTGGGTCTAATGAAGGATAAACAATTCCGTCTCTTGTAGCCGCATCCATATCGTAAACATTACCACTATAACTTTCTGATACTTTATGTTTATTTTCAATCACAACAATATTTTTATTTGGATTGTTGTCTTGTGGTGGAACGACTGAGATTACTCCATCAACCAAAGAGATAACATAAGCAATATCGTTCAACACTATTGGTTGATTGACTTGCCATTTTTTAATTTCAAAATGTTTTTTAACCGCTTGTATTGCTCTAAACAATACTTCGTTTTTGTTAAATCCTCTACGAACAATAATACTAAATCTTACTCCAACATTAATAATATAAGCATCTTTAATGTTGATAGCATCTGTTAAAATTCTATATTGAGAAAGATATGTTTTAACATTTTGTTTTACTGCTTCATTTAATTGAGTAAGTTTTCTATCAGAAGTATAACCCAACATATACATATTTAATGCTAATGGATTAGGAATTGTATCTATATTACCAATTCGTTTTACTTCTCCGTTAATAACTTCTAATTGTCCGTTTTGTTCTAATTGTTCATCTTGAACAACATAAGCTTTTGCAACATTACCATACTTTTGTGGTAAAGAGTAAACACGAGTTACATAGTCTTCTTTTGTTACCGCACGATTTTGTGCATTAAAGTAAGCTGCTGCATTTAATTTAATATCGGATAAAGTTTCTTGACTTGCTCCACCCGTTGCTCTTTCTAAATTAGTAACCAATACACTATCTTTTACATCTTGTTGTAAAGAAGCATCTATACCGGTTGTTGAATTATTGAATAACAATTTACTAAACGATGTAATGGTATTTACTGGAACATTATGTTCTACTGAACCACCATAACGATAAGTAATTGTCAAAGTTGTATTAGCAGGTGCTAATCCAAATGTTTGTGTTTTCATAAAATTACTTGGGTCAAACGCTTCATCTAATCTTGAAACTCCTTGACCTAATGATGAACCTACATTATCTGGATTTGGAATTATTTCCTCATCTGCATTATCACTAACTCCTGAACCAAATCTTATTTCGGTTTTGTTTTTATCATTTACTCTTGTGTTAAACCTTCTTGATGTCTTGATAAGTTTTAATAAGTAAGGTGATTCATTTTGATATTGTGATAAACTTGGGTCATTTAAAGTTGTATTTTCTTGTGTTTCAAAAACCGTATCTTGTGCCAAGAAAGGAACTTCGTACCAAGTGTTTCCGTCTGAATCAGTAATGGAAACTATTTCTGTAACCTTTTCTTTATCTAATGTTATCTTGTCAAACTTAACCGCTGAACCAAATGTAAATGTTTCTGTTATGGTTGTTCCTGATTTTGCTAAACCCTTTTTAAATAATCTATATGAAGTTGGAACATCACCTGATGTTGGTGTTAGTGGTATGGATTCTAACTCATCTAATGAACTTGATGTTTTAAAGTTTACATCATCTAATAAAGTAAACTCAGTTCCATTTGATGCTTTTACCGTTGAACCCTCTTGAATAATAGAAGCGTAATTCATATCAGGTGAAGAAGTAAAACTTGCACCTGTTCCACTGCCACTTGCTGGAACATCAATCGCAAAAGTCAATTCTACGGTAGAAGGTGCTGCCAACTTAGGTTTATATCCATAGGATTGTGCAATCTCATAAATGTTTTTTCTTTCTTCTGCTTGGTTTAAAAGTGTTTCTCTAAATTGATTATCAACATAATAGTTCAGAACATCTCCGACATAAGATGCCATTTCGACAAACATCATACCTGGTGATGCTTCATTAAAGTCGTTGTAAGTATTTGGGAAATAAGATTTCGCAAACTCTATTAGGTTTTCTCTTATATCACGAAAGTCTCTACCAAGATAGTTAATTTCTTTTTTAACTACTTTCTTATTTGTTCCGTAATCTACATCTCTTGGATTTGGTGTTGGCATTAGTTATCTCCAATATTAAAATTAAATGTTAGTGTATCAAACACATCTGGATTTAGTGTTACTGAAAATTCAATTGATATGTTAATCATATTATCATCTGGTTTTACCGATACTAAAATATCGTTAATTATTACATAAGGTAATTGTCTTCCGATAGCATCTCGTATCGATGTTTCAATTCCGTCAACCGATATATTACTTATATTTTCAAACACTTGTTGTTTAAGTGATGAACCAAATTCAGGTTGCATAACTCTTTCACCTGGACTTGTTAATAATAAATTTCTAATATTAGACTTTGCTTGTTCCAATACGGTATCAGTAGAATTAAAAAATCCTTGTGGACTTCTACCCAAAGGAAATCTTATTCCTACTTTAATATCTTCATTATTATTTATTTCTTTAACACTTGCCATTATGGTCTAAAGTTTTCACCTTCACCTTTTTTCTTTTTATCAATTGCTTTCATTAGTCCAGAATAATCACGAGTTAATGCATTTTGTACATCTTCTGGAACACTATCTACTGGAACCCCAGCTTTCTTAATAGTTTGAACTGCTCCCATTTCTCGTGCCTTTTCTTTGTTTTGTCCCATACCTAAATCTCCGTATCCTAAGACATCGGCCATATTATCACTACCTAATACTCCACCGCCTAATGTTGGATAATCATCAAATTCACCAGACGCTTCTCTTGCGTTTAGTGGTTTTGTATTATTCAATACTTCATTTAACGCTGTGTTTTTTGTGTATTGTTTTTTCGGTTTACTGATAACCTTTTTAGGTTTAGGTTTAGAAATCGTTTCTGCTAATTTGATTTCTTCTTTCTCATTAATAAATATCTCACTTAATTGTTTTTTGATTTCTTTACGAACAATTAATTCAATAATATTTCTTAATTTATCTTTACTCATTTTTACTCCTATGTATTTACTGATTTAATTTTATCTGCTTCATCAGACACTTCTACCATAGCGTTTAGTAAATCCATACTACCTTTCATAGATTGTATTTCTATATCTAAACTATTTATTCGTTCACTAAATCCGTCTGCTGAACCTCTTGAAATATATTCATTTAATTTTTGTGATGCTTCATCTCTTCTTTTTATTAACAAAGGAAGTTGAGCTACAAGTTGTTGATTGTCTCTAAGTGATTCAAACCCTTGTTGACCCTGTGCTTTTTCTATATCATCTTCCAATTTAATATAAGTATCTAATCGTTGGTTTAATCCGTCAGCTCCTGTAATGTCTGATGTTTTTTGTCCTGATTTTTTATATTCATCTATTTTGTTTTTTAAATCTTTTGCTTTATCAATACCAAGACTTTTGTCAAAATCTCGAACGAGTTCATCTTTATAACTATTGATTAAATTATCAACATCTAATAACTCACCTGATTTTGCTGCTTCTAATAAAGCAACCTTTTCATCTACTTGGTCCTTTACTTTATCGATATTTCCTTTTAGTTGTTTTAATGATGCGAAACCTGCTAAGATACCACCAAATCCTGGTATAGGTTTAAACGCTTCTTTTAAATCGTCCATAGTGTAAGTTTTCCATTTGGATTTGTCTAACCACTTTAACTTCAATACCAAGTCATTAAACTCTAAAAGTTTTTTTGCATTTTTAATTTTATCTCTAACATTATTCATCCACGCAGGATTTACAGTAAATTTTGGTAGACCTGGAATTCCTGCCGGTAATAATGAACCAACTTGAACTTTAATAAAATCTAAATTCCACTCAACTTGTTTTGCGAGAACCGCTCCCATTTCTTTCATATTGTCTGGTGCTAATATTACATCTCCGTTTGTTAAGTCTTTACTGATTTGTAATTTCTTTCCGTCTTTAAAATCTTCTACAACTTCTTTTGCTTTGATAGAAACTGCTCCCATAGCATTAGAAATTTGAACACCACCTTTACCACCTTTAATGTGAACACGATTGTTTGCAAATATACCTATGTCATCTTTACTTGCATTAAAAACAAGTCTTTCTGAATCAATATAAATTTGTGATGATGAGTAATCCTTTGTTTCAAATTGTTCTCCTGAAGGTTGTATCTTTGACATACTTTTACCAAAGTCAATTACTTGTTCGGAATACTGAACACTTTGACTTGTAGTCATTAGTATTCTTGAACCACTTGTACTTGTACTATTTACATTTATATCTATGTTAGGTGAATCAAAAAAAGTTTCTTTAACTACTTCCAAAGCGTCATTACCAAGTTCATCTGTCAAGTCTTTAATTTGATTACTACTAAGTTTAATATAATTACCAAACCTACCTTGTATTAAAGTATCTCCTTCTCTTGGTTTAACTTTCTTTTTTTTGGTATCTCTAAAATATACACCTTGTACATCTGAACCATCTTTTATTGTGTTGGTAGCACTTATGTTTTTGTGAGTATAATTAAGTTTAGGTAATAAGTCTGATTTACCATCTATCTTTTTTATCATACTCATCGGTATATAAAATCTTTCTCCAAAAAATTCTATTCCCATTACTACTTCTCCAACTACTGGCATTTGTATAACATTAGAGCCAAGTGGTTTAAATGTTTTAGCTGAAAGATGTGTTAGTGGTTTTGATTGTTCACTATAAACATACCTACCAATAATTTTACCATATTGAACATTTCTTTTTGTTGCTTGTTTTTCGGCAGTCGTAACTAAGTCAATAACTTCAACTGGTTCAATTTGATGCCATTGTTCTTCACTTAGTATCTGTTTTATTTTGACACGAAGGTCGTCAGTAGATACTACTCTATTATCTAAAGTATTCGATTCGGTATTTTTACCGACCTGTTTGTAAAAGGCCATTAGTTTTCCTTACTGATAGAACTTTCTATTTCGTCTTTTTTGATTTGTAACTCCTGAACATCGTTTTCAATTGCATCCATAAGTTGTTGTTTTTCATTTTCAGTCAAACCAAACTCATCTCCACTATCCGATACTCTCTTTTCTGCTGCCATAATTCTTTGAACGACCGTTGCTAACTTAACAAGTTGTTCGTCGTTCTTGACATTGATTTCTAAATACTCTTTTAGCATAGGGATAATCTGAACGGCTGTATCTCCGTCCTTGATAAATCCCACAACCTCTTTCATCAATACTTCTAATTGAGTTTTATTGGTTTTGGAATTATCGTAGATGTCTTTGAATACATCAGATAAGGTTTTCCCTTCGAATATTTCGTAATCATTTTTCATATAATTTACCTAACAATAAATATAAGACTACGAAAAAAAGGGTATATATATCTATATACTGATTAATTTTTTTGATTTTACTATATAGTTATTATACGAAATCGGTTTCAAGACCGATTTTTGTTCATTTAAAGGGGGAAACTAAAATGAAAGACACAATCAAAATGATTATGG